GTCTAGCGCTTGCACGCTGTAGACTTTTGACTACCCCCATCGCCCGTCAGACAGACCAGTGATGATTGGGGTCTATCGGTATGCCTGCAGCAGTACAGCCTGCAATAACACCGGACTTCTCGAACCGCTGCTTCACGCTGTCATGGCATTGCTTGCATAACGGCTGCCAGTTGCTCTTATCCCAGAACAGCTTTTGATCATTGCGATGCGGGATGATGTGATCCACAACAGTGGCTGCAACTACAAGCCCACGCGCAGCATGATCAGCACACAGCGGATGCGATAGCAGGAACGTTACTCTGGCTTTCTGCCAACGCGATCCATACCCACGGGCCGCACTACTACCACGGCGTTCCGTTGATTCGCCCATATTCAGCCTGAATCAGAAACAAAAAAGCCCAGCACGAAGGCTGGGCTCTGAATGGTTTGGTTTCGCTTAACCAGCAAAACCGCACAGTGGAACAAAATGTATACTTCTTGTCCGCCACCCGTCAAGGGGAATTTGTAAAAAAACTTAAGCAGCCATATCACGGATGCCATCACAGCACCCGTCAACCCAGCTCACAGCGCGCTGGACAAGCGCTGCCACGTGCTGATGGTTTACAGCGGCACCGCGATCATTCATCACCTTGGCGCAATCCCTGAACGATTTCCCTTCGATGTAGTGCAAACACAGCGCGAGATGCATCATGGCCTCGCGTTCACGCAATCGGGTAATGACAGCATCCATTGCGATACCTTCATCGTCACCAATCATCAGAGAAGCCGGGTTCCAGCGATCACCACCAATGGCATCACGCAATAACCCCAGCGCCGGGGATTTGTATCCAAGACCGCGCACAGAACCACCAGCACGCGCCCATGCTGCCCAGTTGTAGATCCGCACTTCAGTGGCTTGCAAGCTCATAAACACTTCCCCTAATTGGCTGGTTTTCCTGTCCGACACAAGAAACAATGCTGTCGGCGTTGGTGTCGGTTCTGCTGTCGGTTAATTTATTTCTTTTATTTCATATAGTTAACATGTGTAACAGACACGTCCGACACGTCAGACAGCACAAATGTACGTATGCACATACGCGCACAGGTGCGCATATACGCAAGGATTCTGCTGTCGGTTCTGTCGGCCCTTACTCTCCCAACGCTTGCAGCTGTCGGCTCTGCTGTCGGTTCTGCTGTCGGATGTCGGACGTTTATAAGATTTATTCTCAAAAACTCGCATTTTCGCCCCGCAAATCATCAAATGCCTTTACAAATTGCTGGCACTCAACCTCAACACGCCTCGCAAAACTTTCTTGCCCAAGCTCATTCCGAAGCCCAATTGGCACCCAACACCGCACAGTCTTGCGATCTTTAAAGTCATCCGGCAGCCGCATATCAACCCTGTCTTCAGCTAAATACCGCCGCAGCGTAGAACTCACATCGCGATCACGTACCTTGAATTCATTGCGCTCTTCGCACCACCGCCGATATGCGGAATACAGAACGCCTTTTGGGGCACAGCCAAATGGAAGGCCAGTAAGACCATCCTGCCAATCATTAAAAAATAACTGCGTGTTTGGCAAGTCCAGCCCTATCAAATGCCGCTTTTCATCATTCAGCGGCGGCTTGGTATGTCCATTAAATCCAGCCATATCCAGAGACAGCAGGTGGCCATAAAACTCAGCAACACCACCAGAATCAATTTCAGTCAATAACTCATCAAAATATGCCTGGTTAGGCACATCCATAATCTTCAGCACCAGATAGCGGCGATCACCAAGATCCAGTGACAATGGCTTATCGCTATTCGACAAAAATACCGTGTTCAAATGATTATTTTCTTCCCTCGCTGGAAGTTGTTTTTCGTTGATAATCAGCGTAGCGCCACTCACCAAATGCTTCAGCCGGCCCTTGTAATGCGCCTGTTCATTTCGTGCCACAACCTCTTCACATTGCGCAAAACACTTGCAGGACTGCCAACCAGTAAACTGGCTCTCGATCTGCATTTGACCAACAGTAATTGCATATTTTCCATAAATAGCACCGATAACCCTATCCCAGATCAGCGATTTACCAGTCCCTTCCGCACCATGCATAATCACACTGGTTGCCATTTTCGCCCCAGGATTTTGGAGCGGATAGGCCATCCAGCGGATCAGAAAATTAAACTCATCCTCCCTGCATCCGCACAACCTATAAATGTGATTCAGTATCTTTGCGCATCCCCGCGCCCCTTGTGCGCCCGGCGAGATTGGAAACCCATCAAAAAGATTCACATGGTTATCAGGAACTATTCCAGACGGCTCAAAAACAAGCCCCTTGACTACTCGCCGTGAAGGGTGATTATCCCATTCCTTGAATAATTCGCGGCCAATGATATGGGAAAGATAGGATCGCCGCATCTGGATCTTCTCTCTCGCATCCCACACGGTATCAGTCCCATAAATCAGACTCACATGGCGCACTAAATCGATCAGATTCCACTTCCCAAATCCGCCGCTATCTTCAGGAAGGGCGCGGGAAGGCTCGTAATGATCATAAAAATCATCAGGAGGAATATCCACCACTGGATGATTTGCTGCTGGCGACGATGCAACCAGTTCAAGCTGCGCCCGTACAGCATCAGTGCCCTGCACAACGTGCAAATCGTTAAAGTCAGTCAAGCCAGCCATTACGCAGCCACCCCTTCAGGAAAAACAGGAACAGCCAGTTGCGCACCAATGGCGACGGCCGCTTCACGCGCCTTGGTAACGCCAGGATTACCCGGTGTGGCGCAATCATTATCTGCACAGATAATTATTTTCTGGTCCGGATATTTTTCGCGCAGCGCCTTTGCCACTGGCAGAAAATTGCCAGCATCAAACGCAATGGCCACTGGCCAATCCATCACTTCCCAGATCGATGCACCTGTTGCATAGCCTTCACAAATACACAACGGGTAACCATGCCCAAGGCGGCCAATCCGATGAAAACAGCCCTTCTTTGCTGTTCCGGTCAAAAACTTCTTACTGCCATCAGCCGCAATAAATTGCAGGCCAACCAGCTCACCGGCTGTTGTATGCACCGGAACCACCAGCGAACCGCGAGAAAAACGCAAACCATGCGCACCAACACGTTTTCTCATCAAATACTGGCTGGCCCCAGCGCCTGGCAATTTTTCCCAAATCTCTTTTGCGCGCTTTGCAGCAGACTCAGCACGCAATCTTTTTTCCATTTCTGCATTTTCACGGATATCACGCTGCTGTTTTGCAATACGCTCTTTGTCCAGTGCGCTCACCGGTTTATCAAACTCAATAGGCAAAGATTCATCACCCATCGTTTTCCAGTTACCGTACCGCCCGACATAGACGTGATCGCCGTTGTCCAGGACAAGATCATGCAACACATACCAGCCAGATTCCTTTCTGCCCGTATCACTATCCACTTTGCAGCGAACCAGCCGGCCAACATGCGGCATACCATCAATGATTAAACCAGCGCTCTGCAATTGCGAAATTACGCTATCCATCACGCATTCTCCCGCAACATCAATTCCAATCTTGCCAGCGCATTCCACGCAGCATGCGCGGCATGCAACAAATCGGTGTCTGCATCTTGCGCATCACCCATGCTTTCCGCTAACAAGTGGCGATACATGGCATCCGTGTAGCGCTCGATGCCGTTGGGAACATGCATCCAACCATCCACGGTGTATTTTTCTGCGCCAATTGTCGCAACGCTGCCAACTTCATACAGCGCCCGAGCAAAACCGCGCATAACCAGGCCCAGCCTGTTTTTCCCGGCGTCCAGCTTTGCGCCTGGGGCATTGGCCGGAGTGCCGAATGGGTCACGCTCAGTCATTCAACGCCCCCCAAGCCCCTGCCAGCGCCCCTATGCCACCAACCAGATCATGCACGGCGTGGTAACACGCCATCGGTAAGCTGATCAAACACTGCTCTGCCCGCTCCCTTGAACCCATATACCTGCTCATCAATCCCCCTGTAATTCTTCTGTGTTATTCAACGTGGCACCCGCGCCACCACTGCAATACTGTGATTAGGCAGCTTGGTGTTGCTCAGGAGGAAAGATGTCAGGTCTCAAATCGCTACGCTTTACAGCAGCTTGCGTAACACGCTCAATACGAATGGCAACTTCGACCGGCACACCGCGCTTTTTCCACTGGCTGAACGCCATAGCCGTTACCCCAAGCGCAGCAGATGCCTGCGCTTGCGTGCCGAAATACTTTGTCACTCTATCCAATGCAGAAACGGACACTTCCAACCCAATATAAACAGTTTGTTTCCATATATTAAACGCCGCGTTTATATAAATGCAAGCGGTTAGCTAATAAAATTCGCGTTTATGAATAAAGCACAGACAGGTCACGGCAAAGCTTTTGAATCTCTTTGCAAGTCCAACGGGATCAAGTGGGCAGAGCTGGCCAAGCGGGTGCAGGTAGCACCGCAAACCATGACGAATTGGCGAAACAGAGGTGTATCGAAAAGCCACGCCATTGCGGTCGCCAAGATTCTGAACTGCCCGCCGTCTACGATCAGCGACATTTACGCGGTACCACAACACTCACCAGGCGACTCAGTAGGGGAAGAAACTAGGGCGTACAACACCACCCTTATCAAAAACACATTACCGAATATGTTTCATGCTGTGAAACACACAAGAACCTAGATATAAATTCACTCAACTCAGGCAACGAAAAAAACCTCATCGAATACTTAAAAGGAATATCCACAGAAAACCACAAAAGATTCCGACAATCAGCTATTCGCGTAGCCTGCGGATCTGGGCGACGGCAATTGCCCGATGAAATACTCAAGTGGCTAGATTTCAGACTGCCCTTTGATACTAGATGAGAAAACCCTTTCTGATTTAACCCAGCCTCGGCTGGGTTTTTTATTGCCCCGCTAAAAAACATAAACATAATGTTTGCATAAAGATAAACTCCATGTTTATACTTTGTCCATCCAACCGGAGGGCATCACATGGCCAGCATCATTCCCCACCCAACTCTGCTGCAATCACCCAGTCACATTGCTTCATTCCAGCACCGCCACGGCCTGCTGATTGTCCTGGGCACTAACCACCCCATCGCAATACCTGCCCTGCACCTGCGCCAACCCAGCCGCCAGCCACTGCCATCTACCGGATACACCGGTCCGGAGGCAGCATGATCAGCACACAGCAACTCCACGGCCTGGAAATCGCCAAAGCTGCCGAACTGGTCGGCGTTGGGTCAGTCACCCTTTTCCGCGAACTGCGCCGCCGCAATATCCTGGATGAAAAGAATATTCCGCTGCGTTACTACGCAGAAAACAACTACTTCAGTACCAGTTTTCGCCAGCATTACCTACGCGGAACATTGATAAAACGCTTCTACACAGTCACGGAAGTGCTGCCACTTGGCATGGCACTGATATCTGAAATTTCCCACGAGATCAGACATGGAAGAACTTCGCCCGCGCCAGTACGCCCATCAAATCAGCCAACTGCCAACGCTATTGGAGAGGCAGAACGCACTAAACGCCGTGCCGATCTGCTGGCGTTCCTTAGTGGAAACACACCTAACGATCATATTCAGCCGTCGCAAACAGCAGCGCAGCAACGCTAAACAGGAGCACAGGACATGACAACAGGATTGGCACTCTGGCTATCTGCAGCGGCACTCACGCTGTTCTGGAACATTTATGTGCAGCTGGTTATTGCAGATAACTGGCCACCCACACAATACCGCCGCATATCGCTTGAATGCGTTTTTATGCTGGCCACTATTTGCTTTTTTATCTGGCCCGGCGTTCTGATTTGCATGTGGATTGACGATACCCGTCGCGAATTTTGCAAAGCGCTTGAACGCAACCGCAAACTGAAAAAAGCGTTTGAGGTGGTGAAATGAATCTTCCATCGATGATCACGTTGCTGCCAACCAGCCAGCTGGCCGACATAGTAAACAGGCCACCAAACATCAAACATATCGCCCGCACAGAACTCGAAAGGCGCGGAATAGTGATACGCGGTAAATCCGTGATTTTGCTAAAGCCAACAACCACAACACTGCCGAATGCAGGCCGCACCGTAGGCTGCTGGCACTGCGGCGAGTATCTGGGCCGCGTAGGCAATATCTGCCCAGGATGCGACAACGTATTTACGTGGGAGCAACCAGCATGAAATGGCGCACAGCAGAACAGAAGCCAGAAACCGACCACCCAATTCCCGCAATCATCGCCAACCGCGATGGAGATACCTGGTACATCAGCAACATTTATATCTGGCGCGCAGGGATCGGATGGCGCCATGAACGTAAATCCACCCCGCCACCACACAATGAATTTGTATGGATTCCAGAAAGCGAACTGCTGGAAACCATGCAATTACCACCACCCGGAGAAACATCATGATCGATGCACAAAAACTCGAATGGAGTCACACGCTTTGCAATGGCGAACGTGTGAATTTTAAAAAAGCAGAAGAAGCCATTGAATCGCTTGGAGAAGGCTGGCGCATACCTACCCGCCAAGAGCTTGAATCCATCCTTGATCTGTCTAGCTATGACCCAGCCGTTGATAAAGACCGCTTTCCCGACACCAAAAGCACCTGGCACTGGACATCTACTAAATGTGCATGGGATTCGTCTGCTGTTTGGATCGTCCATTTCAACTACGGCCATGTCCTCAGCCACGACCGCAACGACTACGCCTGCGTGCGTGCGGTGCGCGTCAGTCAGTAATTTTTTGCCTTTTTGCAACTTAATAGAGAGAAACGTCATGAGAAAATTTATCGATAACGGTGACAACACTATCACCGACAACAATACCAGCTTAATTTGGAGCAAGAACACCGTTGCCAAGGATGTAAACCACGAGGCCGCAGAAAAAGCAGTGCAAACACTAGGGGAAGGATGGCGCCTGCCGACTATTCAAGAGCTTTTCACACTGGCCGATCACTCACGGGAAATTCCTGCAATCGACACCACTGCATTTCCTGACACCGAAAACGATTGGTATTGGTCGTCTACACCAACCGCTTGGAACCCGTCTGCTGTTTGGGTCGTCTATTTCGGCGGCGGCGGTGTCACCTACCACTACCGCCTCCACGGCTACGCCTGCGTGCGTGCGGTGCGCGTCAGTCAGTAATTTTTTGCCTTTTTGCAACTTAATAGAGAGAAACGTCATGAGAAGATTTATCGATAACGGTGACAACACTATCACCGACAACAATACCAGCTTAATTTGGAGCAAGAACACCGTTGCCAAGGATGTAAACCACGAGGCCGCAGAAAAAGCAGTGCAAACACTAGGGGAAGGATGGCGCCTGCCGACTATTCAAGAGCTTTTCACACTGGCCGATCACTCACGGGAAATTCCTGCAATCGACACCACTGCATTTCCTGACACCGAAAACGATTGGTATTGGTCGTCTACACCAACCGCATGGAACCCGTCTGCTGTTTGGGTCGTCTTTTTCAACTGCGGCCTTGTCGACAACAGCCACCGCGACGACTTCGCCTGCGTGCGTGCGGTTCGTGTCAGTCAGTAATTTTGCCTATTTGGTTACGCATAACAAGTCATTCAACGGGACGCGCTACGCTCTAGCGTTAATTCCGGTGTTATGCGTCACTTCAGCCGCGCCGAGTACTCCCGTAATTTTTCCGCGTTTTCCTGTGTCGCGTACAGCTCCACACGAACCAGCCCTAAATCCGCCCGCCGCTTTTTCAGAGCTGCCTGCCGCTCTGCGGCAGACTTAGGGGTTTGCGCCACTTTGCCTGTCTCGTCACGCATAAGCTCTCCAAGACTCCACAGCGTAGCGGTCGCCGCGCTTTGTGGCCGCTTTGTTGGCTGCATTATAGCTTTTGTGCTTGCTAACAATGTCGCCGTTCGTACGGTCTACGACTACTGCCGCATATTTTGCTTTGGTTGCTGCGTCGATGTTTGCCATGTCTCTATCCTCGTCTGCCCTTGGGCTTATTCCCTCAGTGCATGGATACATAATAGCACGCGTTACCGGTAACGCAATAGCCTTGTGCAATTATTTCCACTGGTAATTCATACAGTGCCTAGACGCATAACAAGTCATTCAACGGGACGCGCTGGCCGCGCCCGTTAATTCCGGTGTTAGCAGTCACAATAGCGCGGCCTGTGCCATCGTCACTGCCGGTTTATCAGGTGCAAATAGCTGCCCCTGTGCCTGTGCTTTGGCAATGCGCTCGCACGCAATATCAAAGTATTTCCGCTCTTTCTCTATCCCGGTGATGGCCTTGCCAAGCTGCGCACAAGCTACGCCAGTAGTTCCGCTGCCCATGAACGGATCAATAACAGTAACAACGCTACTAGGCGCTTGTTCAATTGCCCACTGAATAACAGCGCACGGTTTTTGTGTTGGATGGTATCGCTCTTCTGGTTGCGCTTTGCGGAACCCACTCCATAAGTGCCTTTTCAATCGCACGGCTTTTTCTAGGTTAGTCCATGCCAGCTCGGCATCTGCAAAATCCCCGCTTGATTCTTTGTCCCACACCAACACGCAGCTTGTTGGCGGCATGGCGTAGTAATTCCCGCCGAAAACAATCTGGTGCTCTGCCATTCCAAGAATACACCGCATCAATTCATCATCAATAGCGTTGGCGTCCCATTCTCCGCCGCCATATTCTTTTGTGTCAGTGCAGCCATTCCAGCGATCATTTGCCTTTCTGTAGCGCGATGCCGCTGCTTTCTGCCCCTCTCCAATCCCGTAAGGCGGATCTGCAAGAAGCAGGTCATGCTTAGGCAGCAGCGGCAGAACTTCGCGGCAGTCGCCATGCCACAGCTCCGCATTTCCAATCACTACTTTCTCTGCCATCTCAATTCCTTTCCATCGTGTGCCGCCTAACCGGGCGCTCAAGCGGACGCAGAGCGCCGCTTAGCTTTGCGATCAGTTTTGTATAGAAAACATGTATTTTTCTGCGGGGATTTTTTTAGTATTAGACAGCAAAATCACACGTGCGCCCCACCAAACGCCCGCACCGCGTCATACCAATAATCAGCCCTGAATTTACTCATCCCGTCCTCCATGCACCAGGTGCGCAAATCCTGGTCAGCATGCTCACGGCAACTGGCCGGCAATGCACGCAAAGAGATCAGCTGATAGAGCGCATCATGACCGGCACTGCCCCGCATGGCGCTGGCGGTATCAATTGTCGGCCCACTTGGCCCGTCCCAGGCATAGCCCTTGCGCAGTACCAGTTCGCCGTTGTCGCGGATCTCGACATACTCAGTGCGCGCGTAATAACCACGCAAATTCGTCTGCAATACAAGGTCAGCAAGCAGCCGGTACTTGTATTTGCACAAGCTTTCAAACTGGATCTGTGGCACGCTTGATGCTCTCAGTCGTGCGGCCGGTAATGTACGCACCAACCGTTGCGATAGTCACAGCAGCATAGACTTCGCCGCTGATCTTGCCGTAATAACACAACAATCCCGTGACAATCCCGCAACCAATAGTCACGGCAGCACGATTCCAGCCCAGAAAACTCAGTAGATTCATTACAACGCTCCCAGCGCTTTCAAGGCGCGTTCTGTCAGCATCGATCGCTCTGCAAAGCCGATTGCATCACCCACAGCACCGGTGATGCGACCCCGATTGATGCGATCACTTACGTGGTCAACATTGCCGGTATCCGCTAACGCATTCAGCCCATTTTTTTCCCACCACCATGCGGCGGCAAGTGCACCTACCGACGGCTGTTCAAGCAATTCCGGCGCCGAAACAAGATCCAGCCCGATCCCATTACCCACTGCCTGGTAATTTGCTCTGCCAGTGACCTGCAGCGGACCACGACCACGGTAGCGGTAACCGTCACCTGGAATGACATTGCCTAAATCTTTCCGCCCCTCATAACGCTCCTGCGCCTTTGTTGGCCCCCACAGCTCGCGCGTGAACGCAAATCTTCCGGATTCGTGGGCCAATTGCGACAAGAAATGCGCGCAGCGCACTGGCGTAGTAATGCCGTGAGCATCCATTGCCGCCTGCAAATGCGGCAGCCACCGTTCACACCTGGCAACCAACGCTGCCGGCGGCAACTGCGGAATTGCAATGATCTGATGCAGTTGTTCAATTGTGATTTTCAATGTCCACCCCCGACTTGGCCCGATTGCATTGCAGCGACAACAACCCGACCAACCCATGCCAACCCAGCCAATGTGCCTGTCACGGCCGCGATGGCGACTGCGCCGATTGCGCTATCCTGCATTTTTCGCCAACGCTCATCCCAACGTCTTTTCTGCTCCAACCGCACCGCGCGGTACGCCAGAAATTCGCGCAGCAACGGCGCACACTCAGTCAGAAACTGATGATGTTCGCGATGAATTTCCGGGTCTACCGTTGATCTCTCAGCCAGCACCTCGCGGATGCAGTCCTTCAGCTTGTCCATTTCCATGTTGCTGGCCTCATGCCCGGGTTATGGCAGCGCGCCAAGAACGATCAGCGTCACATAATCAGGATCTACTGCCGATCCGGCGCCGGAGCCTTCCACTTTTAACAGAACACCGGTTGCATCTTGCGCAACTACAGACACAACGGCGATATTGCTTTGCGTTGATCCGATTGCATCGTTCCATGACCCAACCGCCGTGGGCGCAGAACCCAGTTGCGCAAAGGCTATAACGCTATATGCACCACTGGCCATGTCATCACCGCTACCGGAACTTGACCACAGCACACGCCAGAATTGCGTGCCAGTTAATGATTTGCGCTCTACCCGCGCAGTGCCGCCGAGATTCACATCAATCGTACAGGTGCCGTCAGTGCCCCGTCCCTGAAACCGCACCACTTTTTTTGCGTGCATGGGATGGTATTTTTGCCGCGCGGGAACAACAGCCTTGTTTGTAATTGTTGCAGCGACCATCTCAGCAACACTTGCGCCGTTTGCCGCGAGCGCCTGCACAGCGGCGGCCAACTGCGTCAGATCTTCGTGATCCGGCGTAATACCCGCTTGCACCAGCACATTACGTACTTCTTCACCGAGCTGGTAAAACCAATATGGCCCGGGAATTGTTGCAGGCGTAGCTGTCAGTGCATCGCCATCGGTTGGATAACCGGTTGACGGGGTTGCCGGCGGGCTCGGCGGTGTTGCACTGGCACCCGATTGGTATTTCCGCGTATCCATGATTTTCTCCTGGTTAAAGCGCAGCCATGCTGTCGCTGATGATTGTTTTCAATGCTGAGCGCAGCCCAGCCGACAGCGCTGCACCGGCGAATGAAACCGATATTTTTGCGTCACATGGCGGTGCCACTGATCCATTGTTAGCGCCCAGCCAGAATGAATTGCTGGACAACACAGGGCCTGAGCTCGCACTGGTATCAATTGCCACTGTGGCAGAGCCGTTGTATAACTCGACCGATGATGACGATGTGCGCTGCGCCAACACAAATCCAGCAACAAGATCCGATGCATAGCTGCCGACAAATCCCCACTTGTTGACGTTATAAAGCGCGGATGACGACCCAGAATAAATAGAATTCATCGTTGTTGTCGGCGTTCTCTCGCCAAACAATTCTGGATTCCCTGCCGAAACTGTATGCAGCCACAATCCGAACGACGCATCATTTAGCGTGTAATTCACGCCATCGACAGCAGGGGCAAATTGCAGATCAAGATATTTCGCACCGTCTCCGACAAATCCAACGCAATCAACAATTGATGAGCCACCGTGCTCGATGGCCGATATTGCGGGACGCTTCCAGTCAACCAGCCCCGTTGCTGCAAAATGGTAGAAACTATCCAGCGCATCCCAACACCCACTGGATTTCAAAGCACGAATCCAGGTATCAACAAATGCGCGGCGCTCTTTGCCAGGAAAAACAGGCATGGCAGAAAAAATTGCATCTGATGCAGGATCGTATTCAGAGTAGTAAGAAAACTGCACATACGTGTGGGCCGGTTTTGCACGATTGATAACGCACTCAAGAACAGCATTTCCCCACACAGAAAGCGCAGCGCTAACATCACTTCGCACATCAAAACTTGCAAACGTTGTCAACAAAGAATTCACCTGCCACACAAAACAAATGCTTTCAGGGTAAAGTGGATCAACAACGCTACTGCCCACCGTAAACGCAGCTAATTGATCAATTGTTATCGAGTAACCAACCGTTTCCGCAAGATCGATAAAATATTGCGGCGTCGGCGTACCCGCACCACGAACCCGCGCAACCAGTGCATCAATGCGTTGCTGAAACGTTGCAGTTGATGCACAGCACGAATCAGGTAAACCGAACGCAATCTCCCAATCGGTAAGCAGCTCATTGACTGTACGCGGGTCAGATTCGCGTACCAGATCGCCCAGCCGGTTATGCACGCGCGAAAATTCAACAGACAAGCCCTGCAAAACAGGGTCATTAACTGCCATTGCAGGGCCAACAGGCCGCAGCGCATGTAGCACCTCGCTGTAATCATCAGCCGTGGCCTGCATCATGCCCATGTGATAGTACCCACTGTGGCGATCTTGCCAGTGGCTTTTGTTACATCCGCAGACGGAACAGTAAGCACACTGTCTGTTTCACCTTCAGCCAACGAAATCGCTTCACGAATGTGCGAAAGCAACAACGTGCCGCCGGGCTCGGCTTCACGCAGTAATAAATCTTCCAGCTCTGCCGTTATCGCCGCTTTCACGGCGGCGGTGTTTGGCGTTGCCGCAATCGTAAAATTAACCGCTTCCTCCACGGGAGCAACAACGGTCACAGCAGCAGTAACAGGCCGCAGGGCATCGATGTAAGCCTGCACAGCTGCAACTTCTCCGGAATCCGGGATCAAGCTGGCATCGTTATCACGCACAAAACGCACAACTACAGTGCCAAGCCCAAGCTCTAGCGGATAACACCATGCACGCGTAACGCCAGGCACTTCCAGCGCCCACATTTCATAATCGTTAGCTGTGCCAGCGGCTGGGGGAGAACGCATAGCCGCCAAAATTCTTGCACGCCAGGCGCTGATGGTTTCAATATCCGCCCCGCCAGAAAGCTCACCAGCAGTGGCTGTGGTTTGCACGCCATCAACGGGCTGCACCAGCAACACGCTCTGGCCCGTTGTGCGGTTGCCAGCAGCCCCGGCAGCAATGGCCTCAACAGCGACAACAGTGCTGCCTGTAGTGGCAGTGGCAGCAACCGTTGTGGCGTATTCCACCGCATCCAGCGCACGAACGATGGTGCCTTCAGGAATCACTGCACCAACGCTGGTGGCAAAGGTCACGCTGCCTGTCGCCGGCGCAGCCACTTTACGTGCTACTTTCCAGAATGTTGCATGACGCGGCAATTCAGTTTCATCGCACGTATCAGCAAACATTTGGGCGGCCTGATAATCGATATAGCCATACATCGCATGCATGGCAAGCGCCTCAACACGCGCATAAACCTCTGCATCCGAACGCCGCAAAATATCATCCGCATTGAATCGCGCCAGAATGTCATTGCGCACCCGATCAGCCAGCGTTTGTAATGTCGGGCGATTAAGCATTGATAGCACTCCAAATATCAGCAAAACGCAGATCAGCCAGTACGCTGGCATCTGCACGATATAAAACAACGCCCATGGCAATGCCATTGCGGCCAAATCTTTCCGCTGTCGTGGTGAATGAGGCACAAGCTCCATCATCAACCAGCCACTGCAATGCTTCAGTGGCGTATTCTTTTGCGCGCTGGATGGTGCGCTGGGTGACGTTTTCACGGGCCAACAGCCACAACCGTGAACCAAATTTGTCACCTGTTACCGCAGCCAATGAATCACCACACCAGCCAAGACGCGATTCCCCAGGCTGCACATCAGAGGGCTCTGCACGCCGCCACGTGAACAGTGAAAGAATCACAGCGCGAATGAGTGGATCCGATTGCGCACTGCCAAGATCCACCGATGCACCATTCACGGTGATGGCGTTATCGCTGGGAAATAACATGGCGGCCCTTACATTGGCTGGTTAGGTGTGGTTGCGCCCACGTGGTTGCTGTGCGCGTTATATTTCGTGCGCATGTGTGACATGGTGGTTCCAGCGCCATCACACAGGTCTTTGATCTCACCCGTGCATTCCAGTGATGGGGTTTCCAGTCTCACTTTTGTTGTACTTTTGATGGTGATGGGCAGGGCTTTGCCCTCGATGACGATGCCATCACGCGTAAGGTGTACGCACTGTTCCAGATCGTCATAAATCGCCACTTCGCCGCTTTCTAGCAGCAGCCGGTATCGGCGGTCTGCCACACAGATCACCACGCCATGCGAGCGGTCACCATCCAGAAATGCAGCCAGCACTTCAGCGCCATCGTGCGGGGCACTGGTGATGCCGTATTGCTCAAAAAATTCCATGCTCTGTTTGGATTCACCACCCAACAGCTTGGCCTGAATGCGCTGCATTTTGCGCGCACGGTTTAATGTTGTGAGGGTGCCACGTGCGAGCATGTTTTCAATTCGGCGGGCCTGCGGAGCCATCGCCTTGCGAACATTACCAGACACGGTTATTCCTCAATGGATTCAACATCAGAAAACGCATCACCCTTTTCGCCTTTTTTCTTTTTCTTTTTGCCATCATCCACCGGGCGAATGTAGCCTTCACGTGGCGCAACAGTGAGTGAACAGATGGTGCCACCGTCATCCAGCTTGTATTCCAGCTCTACGATGAGCCAGTTTGCATCGATGCCGATAATGGAATCCTGCACGCGCACCAGTTCATTCGGCACCCATAAATCACCGGATGCTTTGCGCCACCCCTGCACGGTGTACTGAGTAGAAAGCGCTTTGGCACGGCGGTAGTCCCGCTCATATTTCACACGGTCTGCACAGGCTGCAGAATCAGCCTGCCCACTTTGTTTGATGATCAGATTGCGCGTGTATGGCACCCGGCTATCGGTAGTGCTGGCACTCGCTTCATTGAGCGCAGGCAGCAGGTTTTCATCTTCATCATCATCCGTTTCAGTGCTGGCCCGCTGGCCTTTGCAGGTGTATGAACTGAAAACTTCTTTGTAATCCAGCCCGGCAGAGCCGCTGAGAATGTTGCCGCGCTCACCCAATACCAAACTGGCATTGCTATGCACTGTGCCGGCCTGCGTGATCAGTAATTCACCACGCGCAGTATCCGTGGCCAGCAGTTGCCGCAGTTGCAGCAAGCGGTCAATACTTTCAAAAGCGGTTTCGCCCTGCTGGATCTGGTGATCAATCACCACGCCGCCTGTACTCACATCGGCTTTTACGCCTACGCCATACACACTGGCTAGCGCTTCTGCAATGCGCTCAACCGGCAGGCCGTTCCATTGCCCTGGTTCATTGCTGGCAGAGCAATCTACCAGCCGCGCAGTTTTGCTGCGGCCACTGATAGAAACGCTGATTGAACGTGCATCGTAATTGATGGGCGTGGCATCGATGTCGCCAGTCAGCACCAGATCATTGCCGATATACACTTCACAGTTATCAAACGGCGAAACCGCGCGCTGCAGTTGTGGTGCGTTGGGCCAGCTGCGCGTAATGTCTAGCGAAAAGCTACGGCAAGACCGCTCAATACCAGCCTGAATAGAAACGGATTTCCAGCCGCCATACTCGCGGCCTGCAATCACCAGTGTGACGTTATTGTTTTGCACTCAAAGCCTCAAACAGGAAAACTACTAGCTAAAATAACTCGCCTGCGCGAACGTTAAACGGCGTCAGCGGCGCAGTCACGACGTACTGCTGTAGCGATTCTGGCAGGCTCGTGCAGTCGTAGATGTTTGCAAAATGCGCGGTCTGATCTGGAATAGAAAACACCGACCCCCAGCCGTTGCCGTGACAGTGATCTTTGTACTCTGACAACTCATAGCCTGCCGCAACTAGCGCAGCTTCAGCCGTAGCTTGGTCAGGAAATTTCAGGTATTGCGTAATCATTGCGTCAGCCCGTTAAGTTGTGCCTGTGTTAGTGCAGTAGGGATAAGTTGTGCGCGGTAGATGAAGCCGTTGTATTGGATTACGCTGTTAAAAGCAGCGCCTATATGTATAAATAGCAGTCCGGCAGGCATTGTTGCTGACGTGTCTGGAGTAGCCGCTGCACCTGCCGTAGCCAGCGTTATGCTGTTCGCAGAAAAACTTCCAGCGTACCGTTTGCGAGTAAGCCCCAGCGCAGAGCCGTTGGCA